ATCGAAATGACTGACCCGTTATGGCACAAAATCCCTCCGTCTGGAATCGGCACTTGGCTAACTCGATCAGCCCACAGCCCGAACCGAGTCTGATTTGCCAGAATTTGGGCGCACTGAGCCAAGATTGGAAACGCCTTCGGATGCTGTGGATTCGTTTGGTCCTGAGGTTGCAGCTCTCGCTCAGTCAGTTTTAAAGATCACACTCATGCCGTGGCAGATTCGAGCGTTGACTGGGATGTTGGGTCACGATGGCACCGGGCGACTGTGTGCAAATGAGGCGGTCATAGGAACGGGCCGCCAAAATGGAAAGTCTTGGATGCTTCGTGCACTTTGTGCAGGCTGGGCACTTAAGGGACCCGAGTGGTGGGGCCGTCCGCAGGAAATCCAGATTGTTGCCAACAAAAAGAAACGCGCAATGGAAACTTGGCGTTTCTTGGCAAACACTTTTGAGAAACTTGATTTGGCTACGGTGCGCCGCACGAATGGTGATGAGGCGATTTTGTGCCATAACGGGTCAGTCATTTCGATGGGTGTCGCTCGCGCTGACGAGCATGGTGGAAGTCCAGACCTTTTGTGTGTGGACGAACTTTGGGACATCAGCCCTGACGTGCTATTTGACGCGTTCAGACCGAGTCAAATTGCCAAGCCGAATCCTCTACTCGCCTGTTTTAGCACGGCGGGAACGCAGGCCAGTACGGCGATGCAAATGCTAAGAGAACAGGCTTTGCACGCAATTGATAAAGGGATCACAAACGGTATTTACTGGTGTGAGTGGTCGCCTCCACCCGGTGTAAATATGGAGGACCGCCAATGGTGGCCGTGGAGTAATCCTGCGCTGGGTACGACGATTCAATGGCGTTCACTTGAGAAGGCTTTTGCTGGTCCTGATCGTGGCGCATGGCTCCGTGCCCACGGAAACCTTTGGATTGCGTCGGCTGATTCGTGGTTACCGTTCGGTCTGTGGGCTGATCGAGTTAGCCAAGTGCCGATTCCAGACGGAGGGATTTTGTGCGTTGACAACTCGCTAGACAATGAAACGCTTTACTGCGGAGTAAGAGCTGTCGCGCATGAAGGCGGCGTAATCGTGACAACCGAATTTGTGGTGGATTCCCAGTCGCAAATGTGGGCCGAGGTAAATCGTGTTATGCAGAACCGAGAGATTCAATTGCGAATCAACCCAACATTGCATCCGCACACTCCCCCCGATTTTGCGCGCCGTACACAGATGGTCGGCTACAAAGAACTAAAAGCAGCAACCCCAATTTGTCGTGGGATGATTTTGGAGGACAAGTTGCATCACACTGGCGAGATCGCATTATCTGAACACGTCACTAGGGCGGTACAGGTCAAGGTGGACGATGGCGCACCGCTTAGTTCACAAAAGTCACCCGGTCCGATCACGCTTGCTCGATGCATGGTTTTTGCAGCTGCTGAAGCAGGCCGACCGACACGATCATCTCGTGCCGCTTTCGCTTTTGGCTGAGGGTACTTAACACAGAACAAAAAGTGTGAGAGACTCGCAAGTGATGGCTCTTTTCGGTAGCAAGAAAGTTAATGCGACCCCCGCGTTTGCGTCTGCTCCCGTTCAGGCCGCGGCTGGTTCAGCCGCGCAGATCGGCGATTTTTACGCGTACTCTGTCGGGGAGTTGCAACGACTCGCTTTGTCTGTGCCGACCATTTCGCGTTCAATTCAGATGATCGCGTCAATGGTCGGCTGCTTGGAACTTAAGCATTACTCGTCGCAATGGACTGGCGAGGATTACGAGGAAATATATTTGCCTCTTGAGCAGTGGATGGAAATGCCCGATCCGCGCGTGACTCGAAACTTTATTTTTTCGCAGTTGGTAACCGACCTTATTTTGTGGGGGCAGGGCTTTTGGTATGTCACCTCACGGTCGTCCGCTACTGGCCGCCCGCTTTCGTTTGAATGGCTACCCGCCGCAATGGTCAGTCTGGGCGACCAGCAGACCGCACAGCGTTTCGGACCGTCCAATGACATCATGTTTAACGGCGTCCAACTCAACACTGATGACGTCATCCAATTCTTGGCACCGTCGCAAGGTTTGCTTTATACGGGCAACCGCGCAATCGCTACAGCAATCAAACTGCAACAAGCATCCGATCGTTTTGCTGTTAATGAGATTGCGGCCGGCTGGCTTCAACAAACCGACGCGTCTGAACCGATGTCAGCCGAGGACCTTTCTGAACTTGCGGCGGCTTGGCGTAACGCTCGACAAGTTGGTGCAATCGGCGCACTCAACAGCGTCGTGACTTTTAAAGAATTTTCCAGTGACCCGAACAAACTGCAACTAATTGAGTCGCGTCAATTTCAAGCATTAGAACTGTCTCGGGCCACTGGAATCCCCGCATATTTGTTAGGTATTGGCGTTCAGGGTTACACCTACCAAAACGCACAGTCAGCACGACAGGACCTTTACCTGTTCGGCGCAAAACAGTATTTGGACTGCATTGAACAAACATTGTCAATGAACAACATTTTGCCCCGTGGCCGTTATGTTGAATTTGATATTGAGGACTACCTTGCCGAAAACGACTTGGCAAATGTTGCTTACGAACCGTCAGCAGATGAACGCAGATCAGAGGAAATGGCATGATTCGACTAACAGCCGATCTCCCCACATTGGATTTTGCAAAATCAGATAGCGACGCACCCGCGTCTATTTCTGGTATTGCAGTTCCGTGGGCTCCAGTCACCGCAACCGTTTTAGGCGGTCAGCGTGTGGCGTTTGAGCGAGGTGCTTTTGATGTCAATCAGAAAGCCGCCAAACTCATTGAGGGACACGATTTAACGCAGTTGCGTGGCACTGTTAACGCTCTTGCCGATATGGATGAGGGCCTCGGCTTCACTGCGACGTTTGCCCGGACTAGGGCCAGTGCGGATGCCGTTGAACTTATTCGCTCGGGTGCTTATGACGCAGTGTCCGTAGGTGCAGAGGTTCAAGAGTCGTATTACGACAAAGAACTAAAAGCCACGGTCGTCACTCGCGCTTCACTTGTCGAGTTATCGCTTGTCGCCGTTCCAGCGTTTTCGGGCGCAGAAATACAAACCCTCGTGGCTCAAGCCGACGAACCCGACGAAACAGAAATCCCAACAGAAACAACCCCACCAACACCATCCGAGGAGGATGAAATGTCAGAACCCACAACCGTTGAAGCCGCAATCGCGACTCAACCGATCTATGCAACCGCCAAGCGCGAATTCAAATTGCCGTCAATGTCCGAATACATTTCGGCTTTCGTTCGTGGAGGAAGCGATTTCGCACAACTCAACGAAAACATTCGAGCCGCCGCTCCTAACGTGACTACGCCTGATATCCCCGGTGTGATCCCAACCCCCATCATCCAAAATGTGTTTAACTCGTTTGTTGGCTCGCGCCCTCTCGTTGATGCCACCACGCTTCGACCCATGCCGCAGGGAGGCTCAGTTTTCATTCGCCCTGTAGTGAATGTTCATAACTCAGTGGGCACTGCCACACAGAACACGACCATCACCGCGTCGGCTTTCGGCATTGACGACATTCAGATCACTAAGACCATTCAGGGTGGCTATGTTGAAATCAGCGAAGCCGCAATTGACTGGTCACAGCCTGAAGCACTCGGACCGTTGCTTGACGACATGGCTCGCGTGTACGCAGACCGCACCGACTTGCTCGCCTGTAGCGAATTGCAGACTGGCACCACCAACAGCAACAACTTTGCTAACGCATCAATTGCTGACCCGGCTTACTGGGTTGAGTGGATGTATACCGCGGCCGCTGACATCTTGACTGGTTCAAATGGCAACTTGCCGTCCATCTTGGCTGTGTCACCGAACGTCTGGAAATTGATGGGCAGTTTGTCAGATTCGTCGGACAGACCGTTATTTCCACAAGTGGGCCCAATGAACGCATACGGTTCACTTAATGTCGCTTCGACACAGGGTGCGTTTGCTTTCGGTTTGCGCGTTGTCGTTGACCGCAACTTGACCTCGGCTGGCATGACCATCCTTGACCCTCGCGCACTTGAGAACTACGAAATGGCGAAGGGTGCAATTTCCGTTGAAATGCCCTCACAACTATCACGCCAAATCGCGTTCCGTGGCTACTGGGCATCCAAGGTCATTGACCCAACCCTCACCATTAAGGCCGCTTTCGTCTGATAGACGGAAACTAAGAGAGGAACTGGATCATGGCCGTATTCACCGTCACTCACGCACAGCGTGTAGACGACTACGCCGTGATCCAGACTCTCGAGGCAACCGACATCACGATCGGTCAAACGATCGTAGTTGCAGGAGTAGGAAACAATTTTGATGCGACATATATCGTTCAAGCGATTCCTACTTTTCTTTTTGTTGGCATCGGTGTTCAAGGCGACTTTTTATTTGATTATGAAGTCACCATCACGAATCAAATACTTGTCAAATCAAACTTCGACAACTATCAGCGCGCTTCAGCAACTGGAACCGTAACTTGGACCCAGAGTTGCAGTTGGACCACGGTCGCAAATACTCAAGAATTTTTGGGAATTTCCAGCGCAACGGCCAATGACACCGCTTACCTCACCACTTGTGTCGCAGCTGCTAACGCTTGGTGTTTTAGGCGTCGCGTGCAGGCTGGTTACCACGACAGTCTCACAACTGTCCCTGACGGCTCTGTGCTATTAGGAACCACGCTTTATGCCGCAGGGCTTTACCGTGAACGCGGAACCACTGGAGACAGTTACGCCTCGTTTGGTGACATGAGCGGACCACCGTTGATGACATTGGGTCGCGTAAACCAGTTGCTCGGCGTCAAGAGATCGCAAGTGGCATGAGATGGCTGGCATTTTCACAGACGCGATCAACCATGTCGCCGCATCGCTCACGGCCCTTGGGCTTAAACCTGTCACCGATCCACGCAACGCACGACCGCTTACCGTCTTTATTGAACTGCCGTCGTTTGAATCGTACGGTGCAAACCCAACATCCAAAGTTTCTGACGTCACAATCACCATTCGAATACTCGGTGCCCCACCCGGCAACCAAGATTCCAGTGACTACATATTGCAAATTTGCGACACAATTCTCGGGTCAGACATTGCAGTCGTCTCGGGACAACCATCCATCGCAACAATCGGGTCGCAAGACCTCCCCTGTTATGACCTCACTATCAAACTCACAGCGACCCGCTAACTAACAAAGGAACAAAATCATGGCAATCGTTTACCAAGGCTCTGGACAGATCACCATCGGAGCCAACAACATCAGTTTGAACTGCTCCTCAATCACGCTTGAAGCAGGCTTTGACAGCCTTGAAGCCACCGTCATGGGTGCTACAGGCCACAAGTTCGTAGCGGGCCTCCAAAGCGTAAGTGTCTCAGCAACAATCTTGCTCGAATACGGCGCAACCTCAGTTGAAAAATATTTGTCAGATGTTGTCGGCGACGGCGACACCACCGTGATCGTTGCACCCGACAGCGGCGTCGCGGCACCTGGAAATCCGATCTACACAATTAGCAACATGATGATTTCGTCATTCATGCCGATCTCAAGCACTGTCGGCTCCCTTGACACCATGACCGTTACAGGCACTGGTGGCACTTGGGTCCGCGCCGTCGCCTGATCTAACCAACACAAACAAAGGACCCCGACATGATTGGTATGACGTTACGAGTAGAAATGCTCGACGGAGAAACACACGAAGCACCGATCACATACGGTGTCGCGTGTCGCTGGGAGGACCATCATCCTCAGCTCTCCGTCGGGCAGTTTCTAGAAAACATGAAATTCAAGGCTTTGGCTTGGTTGGCATGGGACGCGGTCCGCTCAAATGGCGTGGTCGTTGAACTGTTTCCTAAGTGGGTTGAAAAAGTAGGGGACATCACGTTTGTCCCAAAAGAGAAACCAAAGCAGGACGCGCAGTCAACCTCATAGCGCAACTGGCACTAAGGACAGGCATCAGCCCATTGGATTTGATGGAATGTCCAGCGTCGGTCGTGGATGAGATGGTTCGTTTGCTTGTTGAGGAAAACGAGAAAGCAAAACACAAACGATGACAATTCAGGTGAAAGGTGTAGCCGAGACTTTGCGCGAACTCGGCAAAATCAACCCTTCACTTAAGAAGGAATTGAACAAGGACATTCGAGCGATCCTTAAACCGTTGCTTAGTGAAATCAACCAGTCAATTCCGACGTCGCCTCCGCTATCTGGTATGGCTCACAACGGTCGCACCGGGTGGGGTAATCGCAAAAACTCGGTAATTAAGATTGACACGCGCAAGCCCCGTAGAAACCTCAACGAGCCCCGTATGAGCGTCCCTGTCAACATTGTGCGAATTACCACCAAGGGCGCGCCTGTGGCGATTGTAGACATGGCTGGCAAGGCTGGGGGCAGAGTCTCTAAGCGTGAGGCTAAATATCAGCGACCAAACTTTGCTAACGCGCTGCCGGGTAACCCTTCACGCTTTATGTGGGCTAAGGCCGCCGACTCTTTGTCTATGATTGAACGAGAGATGAACGACACGATCGAGCGAGTTGTTCGGGACGCAAACCAAGAGATGGCGAGAATCCGCTAATGGCAATCAACATTCCGATCATTACCAGCCTTGAGGACACAGGGATCAAAAACGCTAAAGCCGCTTTTAACGATTTCAAGACTGCTGTCGGCAAAGCCGAGGGCGGGATGGGCAAGTTTAAGGCTGGCGCAAACGTCGCTTTAGATGCCGTCAAAGCCAACGCAGGAACATTTGCACTCGCCGCTGGTGCCGCAATAGGTAAATTTGCTATTGAAGCAATTGGACAGTTTCAAGACCTTGCTTTAGCGGCAGGGAAATTTTCAGATGCTACAGGTCTGGCCGTTGAGGACGCGTCACGAATTATTGAAGCCGCTGGGGACATTGGTGTCCCTGTTGACGCCCTTGAGGGTGCTATCGGTCGACTTAACCGAACAATTGGCGCGGACCCCGACAAGGTTCGTGACCTTGGCGTTGACCTCGTTTACTTAAACGACGGTTCGTTAGACGTCAACGAAACATTCTTAAACACCATTGATCGAATTAAAGGCATTAAAGACCCGGCTGAAAAAGCAACGGTTGCCGCGCAGTTGCTCGGTAAGGGCTGGCAAGGAATGTCCGAACTAATTGAGATGGGCGCGGACGATCTTAGGAAATCTTTGGACAGCGTTGATGACTCAAAGATCATTGACAAAGACGAGGTTGACAAGGCTAAGAACTATCGCGCGGCCATGGACGACCTTAAAGACTCATTCGAAAAAGTCGCTATGAACCTCGGTGAGCGTTTAATTCCTAAAGTTGCCCAGTTGCTTGAGTTACTAGCCAAACTACCTGAGGCTTTGCGTGGTGCTGGTGGCGTCGTTGAGGACGCAATTTCAGACGAATATCTAGCGTCGCTTGGTGACGAAGCTGCTATTGCAAGAGTTGAATTTAAGGCCCTCGCGGATATGTATCAGGGTTATTACGCCAGTCGAGCGCAAGGTGCAAAAGATGACACATACAAACTTGAGCAACAAATGCTTGATCTTGAGCAAGCAACTAGCGACACTGACAAGGCTTTCCAAGACCTTAAAGACGAACTAAAACTTGATAGTGCAGTTGCTGAAGCAACATCGCAATTAGACAAACTAAAAGAAAAAGCGGTGGAGGCTTTTAACGGTGCCGATGGTGCTTTAAGCGAATATGAGCAAGGGCTGATTGACGCCAAACTAATGATCCTTGATCTTGCCGAAACTATTGCGTTGACTGATTCACAAAAAAATCAGATTCGAGTCCTTGTTGACACTGGCGAACTTGAGCGCGCTCTAGGTCTCATTAACGTCATTACAGCTGGCGGTTACACGCCCGAACTGAACGCCATGCGGTTCCGTGGCCCAAGAGCCTTAGGGGGTCCAGTCGCACCGGGTGGCTCCTACCTTGTAGGTGAGCGCGGGCCAGAGTTGTTTACACCGTCGTCGTCTGGGAACATCACGCCTAACGGTTCAATGGGTGGCAACACGATCACGGTTAATGTCAACGGTGGCGACCCTGACGCAGTGGTTCGAGCAATCCAAAAATATGCTCGACAAAACGGTGCGATTCCATTACAGACCACGACAAGCGCAAGGTTCTAAGTGGCTATTACGACCGCTTTTACGATCACGATTGGCAACCTTGGCGCATCGTATGACATCACGTCGGAAGTCATGTCGTTTAATGTCAACACGCAGGTTTCGTTGGCTGAGATCGGTACCAGTAGAGGCTCAATGTTAATCAAGAACTTTACGGGGTCTTTCACACCCGGTGGCGGCGGCACATACGGGTCGGTTGACTGGTTTAATCAGGCCGTACTTATTAACGGAACTACAACGGTCGGCGGTGTGCCTACCAGTTTTAAACTGTTTCACGGGATTGTTGACCAGTTCGCGTTGGACGACAACGGTATTAACTCGTATGTGACTATTTCGTTTATTGACGCTTTGACTGCTGGCGGTCGGTCTGCAACCGTAAGCACCAGCGGCGCGACTGGAAATGCCTCAACAAAAATTGAAGAGTTTTATGAAAACACAGGCGTTTCAGCCCCTGCTCAAATGCCTACTCTTGGCGGTACAAACACAGGTTACGCAGTCACAACAAAATTGTTGACAAATGATTTTGCAATTCAATGCAACACTTCTGGAATTGGCAACAGTCTTAATTCGTCAATTTCGCTGATTATTGCCCCTGTCGGGCCGTCAATGTTGATCCCAACAACGATTACTTTGACTAGTCCTGTTTTTGGATATGAACTCGTTGATTACACAATGACTCGAAACGCCGCCAATAGAACAACTTTTCTTTTCAAAGACAAAACGGTTTCAGGCACCCAACTGCCTATTGGTGATCTTGTTACTGGTTACGACGAAAACCAACTAACAAATTATGTGACAACAACTGACCCAACGGGAAGCAGTACCGTTACAAGTTTCAACGCAACGTCCACAACTAAATATGGGCAACGGTTTAGGTCTTACACACAAGCAGGTTTTTCGTCAACTGCACAACAAACCAACACAGTTGATTCATGGATCAACCGTTTTGGTGAAATAACTTTTGCGCCACAAGAACTATCGTTCAGTTCTAAAATGGTTCAGTCTGCAGCTGCTGACGCCGCCGAACCGTTTTGGAACAAGATCCTTGACATTGAGTCGGTGATGTGGCAACCAGTCCAGTTGACCTATACGCCGACCGGGTGCGCTCAACAAACCAAAATGTCTGTTATTGCTAGTCGTCGTATTTCGGCTACACCGTCGGACTGTCAAGTAACTTTAGGTTTGTTGCCCGCATACCAGTATCAGAGTTTTATTTTAAACGACACATATTTAGGGATACTTGACACTAGTCGAGTCGCATAAAGGAGAAACAATTATGGCTACACCACCTACATTTACTTCGGGCGCAGTCCTGACCGCGGCACAAATGAACGCTGTCG